TGTCGAATATCAGCGTGGGCTACCGCACGTATGCAGCCGAGAAGGTAAGCGAGCCCGACGCCAAGATCCCGGTCTACCGGGCGATCGATTGGGAACCGGGCGAAATTTCCGTTGTCCCGATGGGCGCCGATGCGGGCGCACAGGTTCGAGAACGTGAGGCGCAAGCGACCAACGCTTGCGTGTTCATTCAACGCCAGGAGCAAGAGATGAAAACCGACAAGAGCGCGACGGGTTCCGAGCAGGGCAACGTGACCGAGCGAGCGGCAGCCGTCGAGACGCCGAAGGATGCGGCGGGCGAAGCCGTCGCGAGCGAGCGTGCGCGCGGGATCGAAGTTCGGCGGCTCGGATCGGTTCTCGATCTGGCGCCCGCCTTCACCGAGCGCCACGTCGCCGACGGCACCAGCGCGGAAGCGTTCCGATCGATCGCGATCGACGAGCGCGCGCGCACCAAGCGGTCGGTCGTCGAAGACACGGGCCGGATCGAACACGGCGAAGCCGCGCGCGACAAGTTCATCCGGGGCGCGTCCGATTGGCTGGTCGAGAAGGCGGCGCTGGCGCCGCTCTTCGTCGAAGCCGGGCGCAAGCGTGGCGAAACCGTCAAGGTCGACGGCGGCGAATTCCGGGGGCTCGGCTTCGTCGATCTGGCCCGCATGGCGCTGGAACGAAACGGCGTCCGAACGGGCGGCATGGACAAGATGAAACTGATCGGCGAGGCGTTGACTCACCGGATCAGCGGCTACAACGGGACGTCCGACTTCCCGGTCTTGCTGGAAAACGTCATGCACAAGACGCTGCTCGCCGCGTATGGCGTGACGCCCGATACGTGGTCGCTCTTCTGCGCGATCGGCACCGTCTCGGACTTCCGGCCGCACAATCGCTACCGGCAGGGCACGTTCGGGCGCTTGCAGCTCGTCAACGAGAACGGGGAATTCGAGAACCAACAGATCCCCGACGGCGAGAAGAACACGATCAGCGCCGTGACGAAGGGCAACATGATCGGGATCACGCGCCAAGCGTTGATCAACGACGACATGGGCGCCTTCTCGCAGATGGCGACGCAGATCGGCCGGGCCGCTCGGCTCTCGATCGAGATGGACGTGTACGAAAGTCTCGCCAGCAACGGCGGGCTCGGCCCCGTTCTCTCGGACGGCGACACGCTGTTTCACGCGAACCACGCGAACATCTCGGTCGGCGCCGCGCTGTCGTCGACCGCGATCGACGCCGATCGCGTCGTCATGGCGCAACAGACCGATCCGTCGGGGAACGAGATCCTCGACTTGCGGCCCGACGCGCTGGTGATCGCGGTCGGGCTCGGCGGGCAGGCTCGCGTGATCAACGCTTCGCAGTTCGATCCCGAAGCCGCGACCGGCTTCATGCGGCCGAACAAGGTCGTCGGGCTCTTCGCCCGCGTCGTCGATACGGCGCGGCTCACCGGCACGCGCCGCTACCTGTTCGCGTCGCCGAGCATCGCGCCCGTTCTCGAAGTCGCCTTCCTCGACGGGCAGCAGACGCCGTTCATGGAGCTGGTGAACGGGATCAGGCTCGACGGCGTGGAATGGAAGGTCCGGCTGGACTACGGTGTGGCGGGCGTCGATCATCGCGGCGCCGTCACGAACGCGGGCGCGTAATAGCGCGGCCCGGCTGAACAGATCACAGAAAAAACTGGCAAACCCCGGCGGGGGGAACCCGCAAGAGAAGACAGGAGAAACGGACCATGCGCAATTTCATCAAACCGGGCGAAGTCGTCACGCGCACGGCGCCCGTCGGCGGCGTCGTCGCGGGGAACGCCTACCTGATCGGATCGTTGCTGGTGATCGCGACGGGCGACGCGGCAGCGGCCGATCCGTTCGAGGGCCAGACGGTCGGCGTCTTCTCGCTTCCGAAAGACGGCGTCGCGCTCGCGGAAGGGCAGCGCGTGTTTTGGGACGACACGGCGAAAGAGATCGTCGACGTGGACGCGGCGGGCGTGAACAAGCTCGTCGGCTGCTGCGACAAAGCGGCGCTGGTGGGCGACGCCACGGCCGAGATCCGGCTCAACGGGATCGCCCTGCCCGTTCTCGGCGATCTGAGCTAACAGCCCGGCCCGTCGCATGGGCTACGCCGAGCTGCTAGAAACCGCCGATCGCGCCGTTCAGAAACACCTGGGCGGCGTCTCGGTTATCTACACGCCCGCCGTCGGCCCGCCCGTCACGCTTACCGGGATGTTCGACGCGAACTACCGGCTCGCCGATCAGGGCAACAGCGGCGTCGAGCAAACCGGCCCGGTCGTTTGGCTCCGGCTCGACGATCTGCCGCTGAACCCCGACGACGACGAGCCGACGATCACGATCGACGGGATCGAATACCGCGTGCGTGAGCGGCAGCAAGACAGCCCCGGCACGCCCGACAATTCGGTCCGGCTCTTGCTGCATCGGAGGATCTGACCTTGCACCAGCGCCAGATCATCCGAACGAAGATCGCCGACTTGCTGGTGGCGGGCGCGACGGCAGCCGGGACGCGCGTCTTCCCGTCTCGCAAGCTGCCGCTTCGGAAGATCGAGCTTCCGGCGCTCGCCGTCTACACGCTCGACGAGAGCGTGACGGCCGACAGCGTGACGAGCGCGCCGCGCGAGCTGACGCGATCTCTGAACGTCGTGATCGAGGGCTGGATCGCCGAACCGGCCGACAGCGGAACCACCGTCGACGACGCGATCGACGCGCTGGCGGAAGAGATCGAAACGGTCATGCACGCCGATCCCTACTTGGGCGACACGGTGGGCGAGTCGATTCTTTCCGAGACGACGGTCGAGCTTGTCGAAGAGGGCGACCGCATGATGGCGCTCTTGCTTATGACCTACGCCGTCACCTATCGGACGCTCGCCCCGGCCGCGCCCACGCTCGACGACTTCGAGACGGTGGGTGCCGAAACCGATCTGGCGGGGGCGCAAGATCCGGCCGATCGGTCGCAGCTCGACTTCGTGGTAGAAGATCCATACGTGCCATGATGCAAGTCAAACCGCGCGAGCCGGGGCTGGTGATTCGCGATCCGCGCACGCGGCGCCCGCTGCCGCCACAGGGCGGTCCGGTTCCCGATTCGAGCTATTGGCGCCGTCGTCTACTTGACGGCGACGTCGTTCTGTTGCTGAATACAGACAAGGAGAACCCCGATGCCGAGCTTCAACGAGATCCCTAGCACGCTGCGCGTGCCGTTCGTCGCGGTCGAATTCGACGCCAGCGCGGCTTCGCAGGGACCGGCGCTGCTCAAGTATCGCGGGCTGATCATCGGGCAAAAGCTCGCGGCGGGCACGGCGACCGCCGACACGCTTTACCGCGTGAGCAATGCCGACGAAGTGATCCCGCTCGCGGGCGCGGGCTCGATGCTGCATCGACAAGCGATTGCGTGGTTCAAGGCGAACAAGGCGACCGAAGTTTGGATCGGCGTTCTCGACGACGACGGCGCGGGCGTGAAGGCGAGCGGGACCATTACCGTCACGGTGACGACCGCCGAAGACGGGACGATCGCTCTCTACTTGGGCGGCGAGCGGATCACCGTCGGCGTTTCGGCGGGCGACACGCAAAACGCAATCGCCGCCGCAATCGCCGCCGCGATCAACGCGCGCACCGACCTTGCCGTGACGGCGCTCGCCGCCGCGAACGTCGTCACCGTGACGTACCGGCACAAGGGGCTGGTGGGGAACAGCTTCGACATGCGCGACAGCTACCGGGACGGCGAATCGCTGCCGGAAGGCGTGACGGTCGTCTACGTCGCGCTCTCGGGCGGGACGGCGAACCCGTCGCTGACGGCATTGATCGCCGCGCTCGGGGATTCGTGGTTCAACGTGTGGACGCATCCCTACACCGACGCCACCAGCTTGACCGCGATCGAAGCCGAGCTGTCGAGCCGGTTTGGTCCCATGCGCATGATCGACGGCGTGGCCGTCACCAGCGCGGCCGGGACGCTCTCGACGCTCTCGACGCTCGGGCTCACGCGCAACAGCCAACACGGCGTGATCGTCGCGCAGCCGGGCAAGAACCCGCTCACGCCGCCTAGCGAATTCGCGTCCGAAGTCGCGGCGCTGGCGGCGTTCTACGGCGCGATCGATCCGGCCCGGCCGTTTCAGACGCTCGCCATGTTTCACGCCTTGCCGCCCGTGGAGGGCGATCTGTTCACGCTCGAAGAGCGGAACACCGTGCTGTTCGACGGGATCGCGACGACGCGGGCCGGGGCGGGCGGCGTCGTTCAGCTCGATCGGCTGATCACCACGTACCGGAAGAACGCCGCCGACGCCGACGATACCGCGTACCTCGACGTGACCACGCTGTTGACCTTGATGTATTTGCGCTACAGCTTCCGGGTTCGGATGCAGAACCGCTACCCGCGCCACAAGCTCGCGAACGACGGCGTGAGGCTCGGTCCGGGCCAGCCCGTGATCACGCCGAAGATCGGCAAGGGCGAGGCGATCGGCTGGTTCCGAGACATGGAAGAATTGGGGCTCGTCGAGAACTTCGATCAATTCAAGACGGACGTCATCGTCGCGCGCAGCCTGACCGATCCGAACCGGCTTGAATTCCTGCTGCCGCCCGATCTGATCAATCAACTGATCGTCACGGCGGCGCAGATCCAGTTCAGGCTGTAGGGGCGCGGCACCGTCGACGAAAAGAGAATCGCGGGCGAGAGCCCATAGGAGAAACGAAAAATGTCACAACGACGCGGCGGGATCATTCAGGTTCAGATCAACGGCGAAGTCCACGACGCCAAAGGGAACTGGACCTACAATCTCGGGCGCCCGATGCGCGAGGCGATCATCGGCGCCGACGGCGTTCACGGGTTCAAGGAAACGCCGCAGGTCGCGTTCATCGAAGGCGAGATCACCGATCGCGGGACGCTCGATCTCTCGAAGCTCGTCACGACCGAAGACGCGACGGTGACGCTCACGCTCGCGAACGGAAAGGTCGTCGTTCTGCGCGAAGCCTGGTGGGCCGGTGAGGGCACGGGCA